CGTTGTAGCTATCTGCGTAGTCGATGTGCCAGTTGCCGCTGTCGGAGCTGTCGGTGTCCCGGTCAGAGCTGGCGATGCCTTTGGTGCAAGCGTAGTGTCTGTCGGATGCACATGGTCTTCTGCCGCAAACCGCTTCGATGTACCAGTCGATGCTGTTCCGTCCATCTGTGGCGTTGAACTCGGTCTTATCTTCTGAAGGAAGTAAAGCAGACCATCTTTGTCTAAATATGATTTCGCCATTCGTTATACCTCTCTATATCAAGTTGTCGAATATGTCCTGGATCTCCGTATTGGTCAGAACATTCAGATTGAGATTGGGGAATGTCTTGTTCCCTGAAAGAGTTACGCCTTCTATCTGTGGTTTATTAGCAAGGTCATTGTAGTCTGATGTGCCGCCTGAGCCACCACCACCACTGCTGTGGTATCTGACTGTTGTGCCACTTGATCCTGCTTCATTCAAAGCCATCTGCACAGACTCCTTCAGAGACTGAAGCTTCTGATCATATGTAAGTTTCGGATTGTGGTCATAATCTATAATCATTTCTGTCTCCCTACCTGGTATACATGCCGAACACCACCAGACATACTTTTGCATCTTGGCTTGGTGACCAGTTGTATATGGTTGCGTATATCCACCCATCTTCCTCGATATCTACATACAGATTTGACACCCCGCAATACTGTGCTCCGTATCCATTTGATGATCCATTGGTAAGGCCCCAACCGGATATGCCTACAAGATCCCAATCGGCTAACGATGCCCTTATCACAAGGTTCGCAGATCCCTGGGCAGGCAGTATAACATTATCCTCCTGGAAGGACGAGAACCCTACGTTCTTCGCTTGTGCGGATATGTTGGTGAGCTTGAGCTTGTCTTCTGCACTCATCAGTCCTGCGGCACTCGGTGTTGCGTTCCCTGGGTTTACCTGTGCTCCGGCAGCGATTCCGGCAAGCTTGTTCTTCTCTGCTGTTGTATAGTCATTGGTAGACAGGCTTTTTCCGCTTGCCTTGTCCACTTTCTGAAGCTGAAGTTCCTCAATGCCATCCTCAATGTTGTTCATGTTCTGAGCAGACAGAGGAGTCACTGATTCTTCCCACTGTGTTCTTGTATATGCCATGTTAGTTTCTCCTTATAGTCTTCCGAATGAACCTTGCCTGACTCGTCTTGTCAGAGTCTTTATCTCATAAGGCCCTTCACCTTCTATTTTTATCGAATACCTATCGCATCGTCTTGGAATGATAGGAATAAAGTCTCCCTTCGTTTTAGGAGGATCATAAACTTCCACAAGTTCCCAAGGCCCTTCATCGATAGAGATGTATACCTGTATTGTTCTGTCTACCTTGATAAGATCGCCTTCGTCGGTCATGATCTCCTCGTCAAGTTCATTTGTGATGATCCGGTCCGTTACCGCATTGCTGATTAATCGAAGCGCAAGCTTGCTGTATATCTTATGCTCCTCAATATATTCATCGAATGGGCCGAACACAGCCATCCATTTGATGTCATCAAGCTCTTCAGATGGATTCAAAGGATTGATTATGCCTACTGAGCCCCCGGTATTGCCGTTTCCGCACAGCAGCCATTCGGAGCATGGAAGATATTCGGAGCATACAAGCATATCGTCATCATACTGCACAAAGTACAATCTGTTGCCGATCGTAGCGCATGACCGGAATCGTGTATCGTCTTCCTTATGCCATAGGCCCTTCTCTGTGTCAAATACCATCATCTCATACCCACCGGCCTTTGTATGTATCGAAGCATAGTATTTACGCTTCTCTGTGCCGGCCACTACATCCCTGAATTCGACATTGAATCCATCGCTGATGCAGTACGGAACAGCACCGGAGTAAGCCATGATGCCTATCTTTGACTTGTAATAAACAGTATCGTTTATTGTGACTACAGACTGTCTCGATCCCTTCTCGACTCCGAACACTTCTGTATTCGTTATCTGATAATTGCTTGGTGCTGTGCCGTAGATCCTGCACATGCTGTCTTCCTTGAAGAAGATGAGATGGTTTGAGTAAACAGCTACTCCGGTCCAATCTCCGTCTGTACCTTGCTCGGCATAGTATGAGTCAAGGCTTGTTCCCTGGTAATAACTCCAATTGGATGGATCGCCAAGCTTGCTTGCAAATATCACGTTGTCTTCATTGTTGGCTCCCCAGAGTCTGTTGTTCCATTCGATGACAAGATCAAGATGCGGAACATCTCTCGATATCGTGGAGCCGGTCTTGAGCTTTATAGATGTTGCTCCTTCTCCGGTCATCTCGATAAATGGCTCTCTTGGAAGCACAAGCGTATTGTTGTTCACTACATCCTCAATAATGCAGGACGCTACGATATTCCTCTCTAATGTCGCAGAACTTCCTGATGGAGTAAAGGTAAGAGTGCCTTCTATATCTATCGCATCGTCATACTTGAAGCCATGTCCGGAAGGGAGTGTAATCCTCACATCCGCATTGCTCGGCGTGACAGTTATATCCGCATCAAGTTCGATGTTTGATTCAAGCGATCTGAACGTGCCTGGCTGCAGTCCATCATTTGTCACATCGATGGATGTGTTGTCAGGGAAGAAGCACATCCTGTTGTTGATAGCTACCATCCTTGAGCTTTCATTCAGTCCTGTGACTTCGGATATATACTCTCCGTCATAGAAGAACCCATAGCCATTGCTTGTTGTAGCTATCATCGCTATGCATCCGTATCTTGGCATCACCTGTATAGGACGGATGGCCCCTGACGGAAGATTCATTCTGCCTCTTGGTTTACGCTGTGTCAGCACAGGATAATCGTCAGAACTGAGATTCAGCATGTCAGACATCTCGCCTTCAGCTACTGTGTGCCTTCTGTTCAGGCCCTTGAATTCGATGGTCCTCTCTTCTGTCGGAGCAAGCACCTGATTCAGTAATGCGCTTCTGTTGTAGCCTGGTGATACTAAATTCGCCATAACATCACCGCCTTAAAATACATTTGAGAATCTTGAAGGGATAAGAGCCTTGTCTGTCTGCCCTGACCTTACCGCCCAATTGAGGAAGTCAGTGAAGTCCTGCAAATGCTGTTCCTGATTGAGCTGATATGATGCATACTCCTCATTGGCGTAGTCGATCATCGCCTTGAGATACGATACATACAGTCTGTCATATGGAGCAGGAACGATAAGCTCCTCGTCAAGATCATCCACAGTATAAACAGGAATATCCATGTTCACTTGCTCTGCAGCATCTGCCTCTATCTCGTTTATGTATTCAATAAGTTTCTCAGTCTGAAAAGTGTTCGGCTTCTCTTCCTGCACCTTGTCGATAAGTTTCTGTATTGTCATTGGTTCTCCCTTGTTATGAAAGATGGTGGGGATTGCTCCCCACCATCCACCATGTTACCAATCCTGTCTCTGATTCTTGAGCTTTTTCCTGTTCTCCATTGCCACCATCTGGAGCTGATTTGAATTCTCAAGGACTTCGGCTACGTTCTTAGGTACTTCTACCTGATAGCCTTTCTTGAACTTGGTTATCTCATCATTCACCCATACAGTGACTTCAGGATCTTCGCCTTCGATGTATGGTACGAATACACGCACTCTCTCTTCTTTAGCTTCTGCCTTAACTTCTTCAGGCTTCTGCTCTTCAGTTACAGTTTTCTTTGTTGCCATGTTCTACTCCTTTCATGGAGCCTGGGCACCGGCTTTAGTTAGCTTCCGCTGATGCTCCGAACGAAGCTGCCGACTCGATTCTTACCATGTAAGACTCTTCAAGGATCTTCGCTACTTTGTTGAGCTTCCAACCACATTGTGTTCACCTAAGTTCGCTAATCTTAGGCCGCCCTCTCAGGCTGCTCCATATCGCTATGGAGATCAGACTATATCACAGTCCTTTCGGACTCCTCGCACTTCCACACGCTTGTGTGTACTTCCTTCCGGAATAGTCGTTGCACCTTCCTCTTATGAGGCTTGGCTCAGGATTGTCTCAGTGAGAGTTTCCCTGAATTCACGAGGTTATTCAAAACAGATTTCTCTGTTAGGCCGCTGATTTGTTAACGGTCGATCTCTGGTTGAGTGGGTCCGCTGTTCCGCCGCTGCCAAGCTGCTTCACGATTGTCTCGATTCCACCATTGTTGATGCTTGTAACACCGAACGCATTCTCACCAAGAACGAGAGTGCAGTAAATCGGAAGTGTCGATGGCTTAACGATCTTAGCCATTGTAGTCTCTACGAAACGCACTCCGTACATCTTGCCGATCTCGCCATTGAAGATAGCACCGGAGCCTGCGTACTGATTCGCATCGATCCACTCGCTGTCCTGCATCAGGTCATACGCTACATCAGGATGTACGATTGCAACGTAGCTGCCGTTGATGGTCTTAGCATTGACTCTCTTCAGCTTTCTGACAGCCTTCTTGATATCCTCGATAGTCAGGACAGATGCGCTTGTGAGGTCTGTTCTTGCAGCTGCTGTGCCTGCATAGGATACGTTTGTGCCTGCAGCAAGGATGTCTCTTGTAATCTTGTCGGATACCTGTCCGGCCTGAGTAGCAAGCAGCTTCATGACTTCCTGCATGTTGTTGTCATATGCAGTGAGGTTCAGCATGTCAGACAGTGTGATGTATCCGCCATACTGCTCGATCTTAGCTGTGATGGCTGTTACGCCATAGAACTGTCCGTTAGGAGTGATACCTTCATCGAGGATTCTGTCAGATGGTACACTTGGAAGTGCATTGAACTTTCTGAACTCGATGACCTTGCCGTTTCCGCCAGGGATAGGTCTCTTCTGTCCGAACTGATCGTGAACAAGCTCAGGCTCAGCTAACCTGATGAGGTTCTTATCGTAGAAGGTCTTCATCTCCGGAGAGAGGTCCTGAGCTGCCGTATAAGTACCACCGGTCTTGGTTGTGCTGTTGTATGCGCTGTTTGTCTGTCCTGTGTAGTTAGGACGAAGCGGAGTGTAAGACT